ACGATCGAGCTGTACAGTCTGACCGGGTTGCTTCGAGAAATCGTGAACAACTACGGGTTCCGCAGCCATCTCGACGATGTATGCGGGGTGGGGACGGTACAGTTCAGCACCAAGAATCTTCGGAAAATCATTATCGATAAACATCGATAATATCCAAAAGAAACTACAAAAACAATCTTAAAACATGAGGATCATTAAGAGTAAAAAAATTGTCGCACTTTTAGCGGTTTAAATTTTAGTCCCAGGACTAAAGGTCCGCACCATGTTACGTACACCTTCTCCGAGCACACCATATATAGAAGCATAATTTGGAACATACCTTAAAGATTTACCTCGATAGCTGTTACGGACCGGTGAACCCATTTGACCAGGTACCCCTGTATAACGAGTCTCCGTGAGGCTTTGACAGTACACGGGATAGTGATACACCCACGCGGCGCGAGAACCTGATGTGTCGTTAGTTGGATTAGTGAGCGTGGGGGAAGCGATTGTGGGGTGTGTTACACCACCGCCAGTAATTCCTCCACCATCTACCGTGTTGTCATTCGAACTAGGTGTTTGAAACGGAGAATAAAGCTGGTTATCAGGAACTTGTTCGCCATACCAAGTATGTGTACCGAAGTTACGTAGACCAGGTTCAGGCCCATAAGCAGTTTGAACACTCGCGTTAGCGTTACTGTAAATACCCTGCGCACGAAAGCCAACGTAGCTATCTAGTAATCCAGACGCATGAGGTTGAATATTTTCGTAGTTAGTCCAGTAACCAGAAATAGCAGGAGGCACCGCCCGCCAATCCGTAGTGAAATAACCATTGAGATTCGGAGGACCTACTGGAATACGACCAAAATCAGCACCTTCATCATTAACCCCGTACCAAGTCTGTTGTACCCCAGAAGGGGGTACATACCCACTTGAAATAGTTAAGTACGTGTCGGTGAGATTTAAGTTGTCACCAGTACGCTGAGGGCCCGACTGGATCGGGTGATAAAGGTTTTTATCGTATTTCCAATTAGTCTGCGCTGCGTATACCATAGTGCCACTCCAGCTTATTTAATTGTACTTGTTCTAAAATATTAAAGAGCTTGTAAGGGTAAATGTCTTCCCACATAGAGAAAGCCCTTACGATGTTTTTCGAAGACCCAGAAGCATCTATAGCTTGTTTTTCAGGCTCAATAACAGAAAGTCTTACCCACCCACGGGGGATTAAAAAAGTTATTCCTTACTTAATCAAAGCTTCTCTAGTCGGTTACATGCTGGCAACTTTTGTAAGCCCGGCTATTGAAGAAAGATTTAAGCTCACAAAAAATGAGGCCATAGCGACCGCATTTATTATTGGTTATGCCGGAATTCGAATCTTGGCGGCAGCTGAGCGTATAGCCGAAAAAGAGCTAGGACGCCGACTAGGAAAAGATAAAGAAAATGATATTAGTCAATAACTACAGACTCATCAAAAATATCAGTTGAGTTAGCTTCAGGTTCGGTTGTTTGAGGGACAGGAGTCGACTCTTTAGTTTCCTCTTTTTTGAGGTTCTCTTTGCGGGGGCGGTAATCGAGAGAGCGCATAATGCAAATCCGTTTAACAAAAGGATAACAAGAAAAAAGCCCTCGTAAAAGAGGGCTTGTTTAAGTTTTACTTCAACTTATCAAGCAGGATCCATGAACAGCAGTTTGCTGCGCATAGTCTCAGGGCCCATTTGACTCAGGTAGCGCCAGGCATTTTCAGGGCTGCGGTTCATCACATCGCTGAACTGCTCCCACTGTTGCTGGGGTGCGGGACCATTGGCTACACCGCCTGCATTAGCAGGAGGAGCAGGCATGTCATAACGAGGCTGATAAGCCTGAGCTTGTTGCTGGTAGTTGGCATTGTCGCCGTCGATGTCCACGGGGACAACCTCCGTGAAATAACGATCAGTGTAGTTAGCCAGATGGTCGGGATCAATCAAGATGGTCTGCATCGCGTCGTGGCGAGCAGACAGTACATCCATTTTCTGAGCTTGGTCAATGAGGAGATCCTCAAGCGAGCAAGCGTACTGGTTCAGGATGCCAGGAGCTTCGATCCCGAAGTGGTTAACGACCTCGGCGGTTACGGGGCTTACGCTCGTTTGCCGGGCCGTAGAAGTTTGCGAGGAAGTTTGGGTCGGTGAAGCGTTGGTAAACGAGGTCGGCGCTACCTGCTGTTCCTGGTAAGCCCAGGGCTGGGCCTGTAAATTCTGACTGCTCAGTTGAGTAGCCGGTTCCGTAGCCACCTGGTAAGGCGACTGTTGAACCTGGCTGAGGGACTGAGAGTTCACCTGGGACAGCACCCGTTCCAGGGAACCCATCGCTGCTTCCCAAGGATTGTTCGGGAAGGATTGCGACGTTAACTGGTTGAACTGGTTGCTGGTAGAAGGGGCCGTACCCTGTTGTACCTGCGACGGCGGTTGGGCCGTAGGTACCGAAGCTACCGCCGGGGTAGAGGTTTGCGCCACCCATTGTGGGTAAGCGGTTGAGCCCTGGTCTGAGGACGCCACCGGGGAGACCGGGCTCGGGGTTGAAGCTTGGATCTGCTGGCTCATAGCTACCCGAATAAGTTAGTTCTTCCGCGAGGTGGTCGAAGGTCCTGTAAAGAAGCGGAGTTATGTTCAGTCTAGGATCAGCCGCAAGGGGCTGATTAGGCGCAAGGGGATGCGGCGACTGCAACATCTGGGTTAATAATACCATAAATTGTTGCATAGCTGATTGAGTTTGTTGCACCATGCGGAAGGGAAAACCCTTCAACATATCAGCTCTCTCAGAGTCAGTTTTTTCAGGAAAAAGGAATTTAAGAGCGTCAACGCTATCCACACCAAGCTCTTGCAAGTTACGAACAACGATTGACTTTTGGTTAATGTCATACGCTGTGTCTTCGTAAACATCACCCTGAAACCTATAAGTAACAGCGCGATCTCCATCCTCAGGTAGCCCAATAACCCCAGGAGGGACTTTATTTTCTTGCAGAGCAAGTTGAATGGTTTCAGTAACTTTAGCTTCGTAACGAGTTACAGTTTTTTGATATTTTTCAAAATTTTCTTCTGTTTGTTCTTTTGGGAGACTTGGTTCTTTGAGCCCAGCAGCTGCAATAAACGATTCACGGAAAATAATTTCTTGGTGATAGATCATCATCTCTAAGAGACGATTGAATCCATAAGTTAGGAAGCTTTTATTTTTACGAAGAGCCGTGGCTTGGGCACGGCCCATCAAACCTTTAATTTCTGTGGCGGTAGCGCCAGCTGAAATTGAAATCTCATCAACACCACCTAGGGCCGTACGGATCTCTTCTCTTAAAAGAAGTGTGTAACGGTTCATGTCGCCGTTAACCGGATCCGGGGTCATATAACCCACGCGGTCGGACGGTTCAACGTTGGCAATAATGCGCGGAACACGCAAACCGCCGCCCATTCCAGCCCCAAAAGGCTCACTTACGCGAGTCGAAGGACTATCAAGACCAGAAAATCCGCTTTGACTGCTGATTGTCGGCCTAAAAGTACTTCCGGCATCACTGGCTTCGACCAGATCGCTGCGGGGGCGCGAACTAATCAGCGTGGGGTTGCCAAAAAACTCAATATTTTTAGCAATGTTACGAATTAACTCGTCATGGAGCACAAGTTGCTCCATAAACGGATCAAAATCACCTTCGCCTTCTGTGCCACTAGTGTTCGGCTTGTTTAAAACCTCAACAGCAGGGATAAAACCGAGTGTGTTAGGCCGTTTCTTGACTGGAGATAAGACAGAACCAGGTTCTAGATCAAAACTGAGCTCAGTGTCGGTTTCTACTTCACTAATTTCATCTGCTGTAATAGTTAAACGTACATATCGTTTATTTTGACCATAACTATTACTAGGCAACCCAAGACTTGCGTGCTTAACCTTATAGCTGTAAACAATAATTACTTCCTCAACCTCACCATTTAGATCGTGATACACACGATATTGATTTTTATTGAAAAAATAAATTTGATACTTAAGTTTTGGATTGGGGCGGAAATAAAACAACCCACAACCGTCTATTAAAAAATTGCGAATAATTGCAGGAAAACGAATATCTAATTTATTTAAAGAAATAACGTCATCTAAAAAACGAGTACGACTTTTGTACGTATCTTGATCACAATAGAAAGTAAGACCCTTCTTAATCATCAGAAGGATCATTTGCTGAAGATGGCTTAAAACAACCATAGTCGATGACTGGTTGCTTCGATCTTGAGTGCGAGACGCCTCTAAGATCTCGTTAAACCTTTTCCTAGTCTCAGTCGAGCTGGCCATCTACACACATTACGGAAAATTAAGACTTGAAAAAAATCACTTGCGGAAGGTAGCTTCCTTGGCTTTTTGAGCTTTAGCTTTAGCCCGTTTGCGAGTTTCCATAGATCCAGTGAGTTCCTGACCACTAGGAGTCTTTTTAGACTCACGGTCAGCTGCAAACTTCTCAAGGACCTCGGCAGGCATTTTGTCAGACATCTGGCAAAAGATACGCTTTGACTCGTTCCAGTTTAACCGCTTCCTTAGGCAAATTTTCGATCGGATACGAGGTTAACAGATGATCTTCACGACCAAGCATGTCAGTATTACCTTCTTTAGGTTCAAACTCATCACAGAGTTTCTGAACTTCAGGACGATCCCAGATGTAGTACTCAGCGATAGACCGCAATTTAGTCTTACGCTTATCAGCGTCACCCATCCAACTTAAATGCCAACCAGCGTCCCTGTTGCCAAAATAACGATTGTTCTGCGTGGCACGCATAGAGGATAACGTACCGAGTTGTTTTAAACGTCCTACTGTACTAACCACACCGCATCGCCAATCAAAAAGCTCATTTTTTGGCGAAACTAGCTGCCGATCAGCTCGTCCGTAGTGCATAGACATGCTCAAACGGACAGTCTTTTCCTCTTCCTCTTTGACTACTTCTAAGAGTTCTGGAAACTTAGCTGGGTTTGCAATTTCATCACAATCCGAACAAATAAAAACTGTGTCGTCAGGCATCATATGCAGTCCGACACCTAAAGCATCCCGTTGCCCTCGTTCACGAATCCAAGGATCGGGAGCTTCCTCAATAGAAGGTAGTTCAACGTGAAGAACCTGAATTTTCTCCTCAGGTAAACCAAGCTCACGAATAGTGTCTAAGCACGTAAATGGCTTCTCCTCTCCACGGTGTGTACGGTTAGCATCCGTAATCAAAAAACCATCCACGTGATCTTCGAGCGCTCTGATCCTGAGTTCAAGGATTTCGCGCTCGTTAAAGTAACAGAAGCAATCTAAAAGCACTGTGACAAAAGAGTGTCGTACTATATTAACTCAATCGCCCAGTTGAAGGTACTTCGTAGCTTTGTCTTTCGCACGTTTTAATAAATTCCCATTGGAGCGATCTAAAATCGTTCCTTCATCAGACCCCACTCCCGTGGACTCCTCATTAGGAGGAACAGGAGCCTGTGTAGTTTGTGCATATGTGTAATCAGTTTCTTCATCCGCTAAACTCTCAGCAAACGCATTACTAGATGGTTGATTAGCGTTACGCTGCTCATCAGCAGCACGCATGTTCATTTGGTAAGCCTTAGCAAAACCAAAAGCAGCCTGATTATAAGGATTCATTAGTAAAGCACAGAGACGCCATTAACGCTGCCACTGATCAAAGCTGTACATGCAATAGGAATTAAATCATCCCCCCGTAAGTTGACGGTAGTTATGTGCTGACCAGGTGCATCTGAAAGCTCGACAGTAAGATAGTCCCCCGAACTGATTGGCTTAGCCTCAATAAATACTGCTCGACACGTAGCAAAGTTTTTACGGCCTTGCGCAGGAGCCCACCGGAAACCACTTGCGTAGGGCAGCATAGAAGTCTGCCCATACATAGAGCCAAACGCGCGGATATCCATATAGAGCGACTGTTTTGTCTATCTTAACGCGTTAACTGTTCTTCTCCAAATAACTAATTAAGCGATCTAAATACCACCGAGCTTTCTTAAGATCTTCTAAACCGTTTTTGTGTTTTTCCCTCGACACGTACTTAAGCACATTCATTTTGCAACCGCCGCAAAACTCTTCAGGAGACAGGCACGACTCCATATAGTCAATTGTCTCAATAGAACCAGGGTTGTAGTGATCAGGGTGATTTACAGAATTACTCATAACCAAACATCTCCGTAATATCAAGTACGCGACCCAGTTTATCCTCTAGTTCCGAACTGTATTTTGTGTCGCAGTGCTCGACTAAACCGCAAGGAGCAATCTGGATTTTATTACCAGTTTTTACAATAGGTACGACTCGACGATGCTCCTGCCCTTCTCTCAAATTCTCAAAAGCAAGTCCCATAGAACTCCTATCAGCGATGGGCCAACAACGAAACTGGGTAAGTTCAAAACTTTTTACAGGATCTGAACTACTGGAGTTTATATATTTTTCAGCCATTTTCTGATCAAGAATCATCATCCCCATATAAGGATTGCCTAGTGAGACAAATCCTACAAACCAATCGTCTAGAGGCATTAAATGAGATTCAACTTGATAGGGTCTATCGCCCCACACGGCTGGAGTCGGTTTATTTAACTGCCAGACACGGTGGTTGTCGAAAGGTACTAATTTAGATTCATAAGACTCATAGCGACAGAAGCCTGGTTCTAGGTTTAGTTTATTTAATTTATCTTTGTATAAAAACCAATACAAGAAATTTTCGTTTGTAAAATAAATATCATTCTCTGTATATACATAGAAGTCGTAATACTGATTTAAAACTGCTTCACGCAACATCTCTTTATGTGCCCAAGTAAGAGAATAACCTTCCCAAAACTCAGAAGCTACAACAATATGCAAAGTATTAAAAGTAACACTAGACTCAATTAACTCTTTTAAAATATCTTTATCAGCTTTGTGTTCATAATCAATATAGATAAAAATATCCTTTATACCAGGTATTTCTTCGTAACCACGGAGGGTTTTAAGGAGGACATCAAATCTGGATAAAGGATCATGAGCTGTAATAAAAATCAAAAATTTGTAGTTTTTCATCAATATTCCACCTCAAAATTACCTCGACGCTGCAGAAAACAAACTAAGTGAGTGTATGCGTCCAATAAATCGTCATGGGACGTTGCTCCGATATTAATCAACTGATCAAATAAAATATCAAATTTACGATATCTATTAAATGTTACTTTTTTATTCTCCAGAAGACCTAAGGTTCCTCGAAAACGAGAAATTTTATCTCCTCTAAAACCTTTTACCTCATGAATGTGAAGGTTACCTAAGCCCCACTCATTCAACATAACTCGTCTTAAGTCAGCAGCTAGAGAAGCCTGATAGGCAACTGATTCAACGACTAACGAACAAGTCGAGTAAGTCGGAAAGTACTTACCATCACTATCTTCTTGAAGTATTCCCCATTCAATAAGCATCTTACATAGTAAGTCTATTTTTTCAAGGTTACCTATAGAGCGTACCTGATGCGCGTCAATAATATAGTACTTATCTTTTAGACGACCCCCTAATACAAATGCTGTGTAGTCTGATGTTTCATTTTTACTAGCTGATAAATCAATCCCTACTGCGAGGCAGTCAAACTCTGTTACAACGTCTCCTTTAACTAACAAGTCTGGCGAAAGAACTAGATCCGAAGTCATCACAGGTTGTTGTTGATATTGGAAAGCAAAGGCAACCGGATCAAGCTCTTTTTGTGCAAGCAAGTAATCGACACTCCATTGCTCAGGCCAATAACTAACTGGTTCGCTATCGTCGTCGTAAGTCAGTGCTTCTTGTTGAACTTGTTTCCAGCCTTTATCAGGCACAAACATTGTTTTATGAATATCTAGTGGGTGAAATCGAGTACCGAGACAAATTGCTCGCCCACCCTCAAAAATAATTGGCGAGATCACAGAACTCCAGTTGTTGTTCATTTCTTCCCTAATAGTAGGATTTTTAATGTCAGTACTGGATTTAATAGGGTCATCTACAATAACAAGGTGAGCACGTTTTGATGTGATAGAACCCCTAAGACCCGCAGCTCGGAGGGTAAATTCTTCGTCGCCCACACGGCTTATGCCTGCATAATCAAAATCGATACTCCAACCAATATCCGATTGCATTCCTGAACGCAACTGAACTTTTGGAAAAATCTTTTTATAAGCTGAAGAGTCAATAATCTGCTTGATAATACGGCTCTTAGGAATAGCTGTGGCGATGTTATACGAACAATAAATAATCTGCAGCGGTAGCCCTGCAGTAGTATGACGTCCAATAATCCATGCAGTAAACATATTGAGCACAGTAGACTTAGCACTACCCCTAGGCGCTAAGATATCTAAATTAGGTCCTGCAATATCTAAAAGATATCTATTACTCTCACCTGTAATTAAGTGTTTATGCCACTCCAGCATATGAGCTGCTGGGGCTTTATCCATAATTGTACAGAACGTATGAAAGTCATTAGCGGCACGTAGAAAAATATTATCAATCGCCCCAGTCTCTGAATCCACAGCTTTTGTTGCGCGAAGCTTTAGGGCACGACGATATGCAAATGTCTCTCTGCTAGGCATGTGATTTAAGAAAGTGTCTGTATACTGATAGGCAAGATTCTACTGCCAAATGGCAAAAATTCTCTGGTACGGCGACATCCTTTCAAACACAGGATTCGCCAGAGTTACACACAGCATTCTTGAGCACTTAGCTGACACACACGAAGTTGTAGCGTTTGGCATTAACTACAACGGAGATCCTCACGACTTACCCTTCAAGGTCTACCCTGCAGGTACTCAAAACCCATCCGATCGCTTTGGTATCGGGCGCCTACCTCAGGTAGTACAGACGGAAAAACCAGATTTTATCATTTGCTTAAACGATATCTGGGTTGTCAACCAAGTCTGGGAACGAGTTCACCTCCTCAAAGACTCGCTCAACTTTAAATTTATTGCTTATTTTCCAGTCGACTCAGCATATTACGTAAGTTCTATGCTCGATTACATAAAGGATTGGGATTTTGCAATTACTTTTACAGTGGAGCAGGCTCATAGGCTGATGGCTCAGGGCGTCCAACCACGACTGCTTGGAGTTGTGCCGCACGGCTTGGATCAAGGCAAGTTCTTCCCTATTGAACAAAACGAAGCCCGCAGAGCTCTACGACTCCCAGAAGACAAATTTATTGTTCTTAACGCAAATAGAAACCAACCTCGTAAACAAATTGACTTAACAATTAAAGCGTTTGTCGAGTTTGCAGTAGATAAACCTGATACCCTCCTCTATCTCCACATGAGCGAAAAAGATCTTGGATGGGACGTACACGCAATATTTGACACTGAAATGAAACGCCGGGGACTATCTTCTGACAACCGCATGATTATGACAACGGCAAATATTGACTACATTAATGCGCCACCAGATGAGTTACTAAATAAAATTTATAACGCATGTGACGTGGGAATCAATACAGCCAACGGAGAAGGCTGGGGACTAATTCCATTCGAGCACGCTTCATGCAAAAAGCCACTTGTGTTGCCTAACCACACGTCTTTTGGAGACATCTGGAAAGGAAGCGCTTTGCTTGCTGATGTTGCCGCCTGGGTATACGACAAAGACCTTAGCGTAGAGAGAGGTATTGTCGATGTTAGTGATGCTGCCGCAAAACTAACAAAACTATACGCAGACAAATCTTTTTATAACAACGTGGCCGAGTCATGCTTCAAGGTCACGCAGAATCCTGCCTATCGCTGGGACCACATTTCTGAAGCATTCAACAAAGCCATGGAGGAGCTGAGCAAGTGACACAATTTCATCGCTATCGCACCTATCACAACAGCGTAGCTTGTCGAGCTTTTGCTCCCACAGAGTCTGGCTTCCCCTCAGTTTTTGATCAAGCTTATGAGATAGGAGGAACGTTTACCAAAATTACATCGGGGTTACCAGCAGACAGCTTTGCTAATTTCAGCCCCTGTGTGATCCAGCACCGAGGCGCAACTCTGATCGCGTGGCGGTCACAACCCAAACACTTCGTGTTCAGACACGACATGAAGTACTTCTATTATAACAATACTCCTACAGATATCTATATTGGTCAGATGTTAACCGATGACACAATTGTAGCTCCTCGAAAACTAATCAACAAACCACACCGACTCAGTTACGAAGATCCTCGTATTTTTGTGTCACCCGATGACAATCTGATGTGTCAATTTGTAACAAGTACTTACGCAACAAAGTGGGACACAACAAAACACAAAATTATAAAAACACCGAAAGTTTGTACAGGAGCTGTAGATGAATTTGGGAACTTAGTCGATAAATTTTATCCACCAATAGGACTTAACTTAGAGGAAGGTAAAGCGGAGAAGAACTGGTGTTTCTTTTCTGATTTTCAAAAACTAAGGCTTCTTTATTCAACACAACCAATCGTCATCAAAACGCCAGGCGAGTCTGACAAAATTATCGACTCGTCTTGCTTGAAACAAGTGACTGGTGAGCACCCAACATTTAACTCAACAGCACCAATTCTTGTAGAAGACGAATGGTTGGTTTTCTATCATTGGAAGTTCATGGCTCACGAGATTGATAGACGTCCTTATCTGATGTACGGCCTTGGTGCTTACACATTAGATAAAGACTTAACTCGCGTCACGAAGATGCTCAATGAACCTCTTTTTATAGGTTCTACAAACGATGACCTAGTTACGTGGACTGACCCCGTAGGTAACGACATCTCGAACCAACCAGCTTGTATCTTGCCTTTCGGTTGTTTTATGGATCAAAACGAAGATTTAGTTATGTCACTAGGCGTGAACGACTACTTCATGGGTATTTTTAGAACACCTGTGCTCAACGTGCTCTCGTTACTAGAACCTGTTGGGTAAGTCTCAACTTTTTTCTTCTTTTTCGATGGTCGACCACACAACCATCGAGGCATCTTCTAGTAACGAATATATAGTAGGAGCGTCTTCAAAGCTGTTCATTAGCTCACGTATACAGCGGTCAGCGCCAGCTAGCAACAAACCTCGGCGATCTAAGCCATCTGTAATTTGCCTGACCACTTGAATGTGAGAACGAATTTCTTTTTGAAGAACAGCAATTTTAGTTGCGGCTGTTGCGTGGTCCAACATGCCCGTAAGGGTCATTTGCCTTACGTTGTGCAGATCGATCTTTAAAGAGTCAATCTCAATAAGAAGTATCTTACGAAGATCTTCCTTGGGATACTTTTCCTGCACCCAGGCCGTAAGATCAGAAATTGAACCTGTATAACTTGGCTTTAAAAACCGAGCATATAGATAAGCCTCAATATCACTCGCGGCATTTTTTGCGTAGTGTTTAAACGCATCCTGCTGAGACTTGTCTAAGGAACTAAGCCAAGTTCCAACAAAAGTTGAATCTCCAATAGTTGATTTAATCACGCAAACATTCGTGTGCCGGCGAGAGCCGTATTAACTCCAAACTGTTTTAAAGCTAACTGACCTTTGGTAGCCGCTTTTGTTCGTGCTAAGTCACCAAGTGTCCGCACTTTGTCTAACTGAGCTGCATTTTCAAACTGCTGGGCACCCAAAGCCAACAAACCTTCATTTTGTGCGCGAGTTTGAGCAATTTTATTAAGCGTTTCAGCTTGGTTTTTAGCTACGTCACCACGCAGCTCCTCTTGAAACGAACGAACTTTAATGTTTGTAGTGCCAAGTTGATTGGCAAGTTGATTTTGTCCAGCCAGAGATGCTGAACCAGCTTGTGCTAGAAACTGAGGTGCTTGAAGCTCCGTGGCCAACTTAGCTTGACCTAAGCCATATAGAGTGTCGAGGCCCTTGCCAGATGCGTAACCAGCTACAGAAGATTGCAGCTGAGCATCCTTTTGAGCCCTCTGGAGTGCTTCAGTCAATATACTTAATTGAGCCGAAGCTTTAGTCGTAGCTTCTTGCCCAACTGCACCAGCTAAAGCGCCCTGAAGCAGGCTCACTCCCTGAAAAGCAGCAGTCAGAGGGTTGTTTTGTGCAGCCAATTGCGCTGCATACTGCGCGTAAGCATCAGTAGATTGACTGCCGCTGCTTTTTTTACCTCCAAGAAGAGAAGGTAGTAAGCTCCCACCGACACCTGTGGCTAAGCCTCCAAGAACTGCTGGTAGAAGAACTGCTGGTAACGCCATGATTAACTAATGGTGGATGAAGGAGTACCAAAGCTGGATCGACCTTGGCCGGCAAGAGAAGCGCCGCCTTGAAGAACATTGGGATTAGGCATACCAGCGGTATAAGCCAGTTGCATCATCCCTAAACCAAGCGTGGCATCTCGATTAATTTGCGCTTCAGTGATGCCACGCCACGCGGCAATCGTATCACCCTCGATCTTTCGGCGAGTTAGTTCACGGGTCTGCTCCATACCCGCAATACGATTAAGCTCTTGGGATCGCTCCCAGTTTGCTTGATCGATTGAAGCCCGATCAGCATATAGCCGCGGGTCTAAGTTAGCGAGTGCAATTTTTGCTTGAAGCTCGTTAGACCCCTTGAGCTGCTCTAGTAAAGCGGCTGCTTGAGCTCCACCAGCTCCCGACTGCAAGCGGATTTGCTCTAAAGCAAATCTTGCTTTTTCACGCTCAAGCGCTAAGTCACGTTGAAATTGAGAATTTTTTGCAAATTCTTCAGCTTTACGCTGATCAATTTTTTCTTCAGGAGAGTCTCCGCCAAAAGCACGCTCTAGAGCAACAGCCCCCGCAGTAGTGACACCTACCCCAAGA